TACCAATAGGTGCATGCACATTTTGGCCATATTCGCGCTTGGCGTATCTACAAACAGAAGATGGTTTTCCTCGTTGTAGTAGCAGGTGATGAAGACTGACTTTATAAATGCCTTCTTACACATTTCAGCTATCACCATGTCGCGAATGTTGGCCTTTTCAGCGCGCTTAATTTTCTCGTCCAGCAGGCCCTTTTTCTGCAACTCTGCAATTCGCTCAGCCACCTTGGTTTTGATGGCCTTAGCTGGGATCACTTTTTCATCGTAGCGAATGGTGAAGGAGAACCCGCCAGTAATAGGGGTGATCATCTCGCCGGTAATGTCATTGGCCACGAAGCCATATCCATGGAACGCCGTTTCTGTAACATCGGTGAACAGCTGCTCCTGCATGTGAGCCAGCAGGTTCTCAGTGTTAGGGAGCGTCGCCTTATAGGCGATGGCATTTTTGATTTGAGCAAGTTTCATCGTTATCTCCACACATTTTTTAGGTACGAGTGTCCCCGGCGTTGATTACGGATAATCAACACAAGTGGCATATATCAGGGATTCACACAGAGAAGAGTTCTAGCCGGATAGACTGAATAACTCACTTCATACTTAAGTTAAGGTTAGCCAGAACCCTTCTCTGTGTGTGCTGTGGTGGCCGGTATAGGTCTCCGGCTTGGGAGGGGGAGGGGGTCGTTTTTGTTATCTGTTTGGAGTAGTCACTCAATTGTGTAAAATATGAACAAATGTAAACCTTGATGCGTTGAAAAATTAATGATTGATATTATTTTATTAATGTTTTACATTAATTTATCCGCTAGCATAACTTGTATGAGGTTAGTATGTCACCACAGAAGCTTTCTAGGATTAGTCAACACATGTCTACAGCATCTCTTTTCATTATCATTTTTATGTTAGGATTCAATAGCCTATTTTGGATATTTCCTTCACTGTTATCAGATAGTGGTGGATATGGCCTTACAGCACAGATGATGGGCTTAACTAATTTTGAAATGCTACCGTGGTGGAAAATCACTGGCGGAATTATCCTATCAGGAATCCCATTAGTCTCATTATCTTATGGGCTATATCAGTTACGAATTTTATTTCATACGTATTCTAAAGGAGATTATTTCTCTACTAACGCGGCAAAACTATTAGGTTCTGTTGGAAAGTCAATAATTATTTGGATTTTATTAAATATATTATGCGAGCCTTTGCTTAGTTATTGGTTGACATTTCAAGAGTCTATTGGAAATAGAGTTATTTTTGTTAGTGTTGATTTTCAATACATTGCCGCTGTTTTTTTCGCACTCTGCGTCATATTAATATCTGAGATATTGAAAAAAGCTAGTATTATTAATGCTGAAAATCAACAAATAATATGAGGCTATTACACCATGTCTATTATTGTTAGATTGGATGTGTTGTTAGCTGAGCGTAAAATTAAATCAAAAGACCTTGCTTCTGCAATAGGCATCACAGAGCAGAATATATCAATACTAAGGCAAGGAAAAGTTAAGGGGATTCGTTTCTCAACATTAGAAGCAATATGCAGATACTTAAATTGTCAACCTGGTGATTTATTAATCTTTAATGGCAAAGATGATTCAAACATAACTAGTTAGAGTTGTATCAATAGCTTATTAATACAAAGTGTTCCTCAGCTTAGCAAGGCCCATTTCATCTTTAAGTGGGCCTTTGTTGGTAGTAATACTCTGTAAAATTGTGGTTCTAGCTGAACCATAACGCCCCTCATCCTCACATCGCTGTAGGTAGTGCTACTTGCCATCCATATAGACACTCACAAATGCCTATGCGGATGGCTATCAGACTGGTCACACCCATGCTTCCACATGCGTTTCACCCCTCGCACTCGTCACATCTGCTGATATCAGCCTGTGAGTCTAAGCGGTCATCGAATGGATACGTTCCGTTTCGATGAATCTATATTGAACTAATAGTTCGACATAAGCAAGAACTAAAAGTACGAAAAAGTGACGGAAATCGCCATATAGATCGTATGCATATGAAATAAATTATAAAATTTTTTATTTTAAAGCTTTGTGACCCGCTAACTGCGGGTCAATTTTTGTGTTTGGGGGCTTTGATTGGTTTATCTGTTTTTTACCGACTCTAGCCACTCATTGGCTTCTGTATCGTTGATATGACGTGACTGTTTGAGTATTCCCGCCATATATTCAACCTTGGTTACCTTATCATAAGGCAGTGTAATCGGACGGTGATCTTGGTTTATGCTGGTGAATTGATATTGGCCATCGCGCTCATAGCCAAGAATTTTGATCATGTTGTGACCTTCAACTGTTCTTACAAAAACCTCGTCACCCGCGCATACCTTTGTGTTTGGTTCAATAAGAACATACTCTCCAGACTTGATACGCGGCCACATGCTGTCACCCTTAACTCGGAGGCCAAAAGCATCGGGATCATCGCTATATATCTTCAGCCAACCATCGCGCTCTTCGGTCATCTCGATAGCGCCATCAAAACCAAGAATTGCTTCACCAACCACTCGAACCAGTCCGTTCTTCATGTGCCCAATGTAAGTCAATGACTCACCTTGAGATGAGGCATTAACACTAATACCATGCTGAAGCCAGATAACATCTACCTTAAGGTATCTGGCTAGGGCATTCATTTTCTCCTGTCTAGGAAGAGATTCAGCATTAAACCATTTACTAACCCCTTTTGATGACAAACCAAGGGCCCTGGCAATAGCCATGCCCCTACCATGCTCATCCAGCCCAGCTTCTTTACAGGCCTGCGCGAGCCGCTGGGAGAATTCATTGCGCATTTTTTCAGACTGAACCATGAGTACGATACTAAATCACTTGCAATAACTTTCAGTTCAACCATAATGCGTACTTAAAGTACGAAACAGTGAGGTGGTCATGCAAAACCTAGACGAGCCGATTAAAGGTGTCGGCATCCCGGAAGTTGCACGAGCCTGCGGAGTTAGCGAGAGGGCTGTATACAAGTGGCTCAAAAACGGTTTCCTTCCTAAGACTGAATTTTTTGGGAAAACGCAATACGCCTTGAGGATTGAAGAAATCTCAGGAGGAAAGTATCAAGCGAGTGAAATGCTTGAAATTAGCAAGAAAAATCTTTTAGCCGCCTAAGCCCCGCCGCCCTTTAACTCGCAGTACTAGATGTGCAGAACATGAACAATTTAACACTAGTGAATAATCACCAGTAACTACCTAGAGGGAAAGACGATGGTAGACATCAAGACAACGATCAAAGAGATGTGCAAGGCGTATCCAGGAGGCCAGAAAGCGATGGCCGCACAGCTTGGCATGACCTATGACGCGTTCCGTAATCACTTGGATCAGAAGTGCGCTAGCCGCTTCTTCACGCTCATTGAGCTGGAGCAGATGGAGGACTTATCCGGGACGTCACTGCTTGCTGAGTACCACGCTGCCCGCCGGGGGCAGTTGCTGGTTGATATCCCTGTATTGGAGCAGATCGACAACGTTGAGCTTTACGAGCACTCCATGCGGGAAATGGTAGCCGATGGCGAGTTGGCCAAAGCAAAGGTAGAGGCTGTCGCTGATGGGGTGATCTGTAGTGATGAGAAGCAGGAGTTGACGACGTTGTTCTGGAAGAAGATGCGCAATCACGCGTATGGCTTCTTCGCGTTCATGGCTCTGAATGGGGCTGCGATTGCTGATGACTCAGCGGTATGGGTGGCGCACCGGGAATGCCGTCCCAGTGCGCCGGTTGCGCATAACACTCTGTGTGGAGATTAAACGCATGAACATTTTAAGCCAAAACAGGCCATCAACGCAATTTCGGTGCCGGATCGTCGGTGGCCGCCTGAGCTATGAGCAAATCGTAGCGGCGTCAAATAAGCGCGGCAACAACCAACAACGCCGAGGATTGGTAGTCGCTCGTGCAGCTGTTGATGCGGCGTGGTGTGAGTTTTACGGGAACGGGAGGGCGCATGGCTAAGTTTCCGAGGGTTGGCCATATGTACAAAGATCGCTATGGCCATACCGTGCGTGTGGTATCCACATGCGCTGATAAGCAGCGGGTGGCATATCAGCTGAAGGGGTATGACTGGACGATTAACGCGGCCTTGATCGTGTTTAACGCCCGTTTTCGGAGGGATGCGGCGTGAGCATGACTCTGATGGCAAAGGCCATGGCGATTAAAGTCGGGAATCCTGTCCGTAAGCTCGTACTTATCAAGCTGGCCGACAATGCCAATGACAACGGAGAGTGCTGGCCGTCATATCAGCACATCGCTGATCACTGCGAATGCAGCAAGAGTGCGGTGAGAACGCATATTGAAGCGCTAATAGGTATGGGCTTATTGGTGAAAGAGAATCGTATCGGGAATAACAACGGGAAGGGGAATAAATCGAACGTTTATTACCTGAATTTTAATGCCCCTATGTCAGCAGAAAGCACACCCCCTATGTCGTCAAAAAGCATAGCCCCTATGTCGCCAAAAAGCACAGCTATGTCATCAGGTGGCACCCCCTGTG